ATGGACGCTAATGCCCTAGAGCTCGAGGTGGCGGATACTACCGGTCTCTGGCCGATGCATCTTTCGCTGATTTCAGACCTATCGCCGACGGTTACACCTGGCGTGTTCGATATTCCAGCCGATTCGCGTCTTAGCGAAGAGTCAGCTGGTCTTTATACCTTGGAGGAGGATGCTTAATGCCATTTAACAGAGCCGTAGCCGTTGATGAGGGATTCAATTTGCCCGGCCCAGTGCTCGCTAGACTTCGAGAAGAGCTTCGAGTTCAGCGTACAACGACTGTCGTGATGGCGTCCTCAGCCATCTCGGCTGGAACACGTCATCTTGGAACAATGATCATCGGTTCGGAGTTTCAACTCATTTCGGTGACAATGTCCCATGCCAAGGCGCGACTACGTCTTTACGTAAGTGGAGACAAACGAGCCGCCGACCTCATGCGCACTCCCGGTACCGACCCTCAAGGGGCCCATGGGTTGATTCTAGACATCGTGTCGACCGATTCGGCCTTGTTCCCACTCTCACCGCAGGTAATCGGAGCTACGCTCCCGGGCGAAGACCACATCTACTACGCACTAGACAATGTGGATACCGTACCGGCGATCATCACAGCCACAATTGTCTCACGACAACTGGACTAAGGAGAAGCTATGGCTTTCATCTCTGGGTCAGTCAATGACCTGAATCCGGGCGCGGTTCTTGCCGCTGCTCTCCACACCAAGATGCTCGAGGTCGGTTTCACACTCGTCGACACGGTCATCATTGGCGCAAACACTCACAAGGTCTACGAGATGTTGGCTGCCGGTAACCCTCTGGGGTACAAATGGTACTGCGACATCGGGTATCAGACCACGGGCGGCCCTGCCAACTTCGCGATCTCGGCATTCGAAGACTATTCAGTAGCGGCTCACACGGGCATTCGAGGGCCGTTCTCGTCGCCTGGTTCCGCTGCACTAACCGAAAGCGTGTACCACACTCGGTTTGGTGCGGCCAACCACGCGCTCGAGACGAACTGGGCACCGCGAATTGCCTATGGCCTCGGGCTCGCTCTTACCACAGCGGCCTTTGGCTACTGGGCGTCCATCACGCCGTCGCGGGTGGCATTCTGCACGACGATCAACGTGACGGATGTGTACTACGCAGGTCTGTATACGCCGACTCCGGAGTACGCAGTAATGGCTGGAGCTAAGCTCTATCCACTTCTGGCGGGGACGTTCAACGGCGGGGTCGCCGCTAACCAGGATGGCACAGCGTACTACGGATCACAGGCCTTCGGACTGACCCGTTGCCCTCCCTACTACGATGCCGGTCTCAACAACACGGCCAAACTGCATGCGCAGTCAAGAGCCCTACCGATAGCCGCTGGCTGGCCGAATTTCCCCTCGGGCTCTACGGTCGGTCCTGGCGGGTACAAGGCTGCCCGTTTGCGTATTCGACCCCAGGATCCGAATGCTATGGGCGCTGCTTATGGCGATCTGATCGGTGTGTGGCTCGCGCCTACCACTGGTATCATTCGGGGTGACACAGCTAAAGTCGACGGCGTCACCTGCACCATGATGCAGGCCGCCAGTGGCTGGTCGATCATGATGGAAAACGTGTAAGTATGGCTGATTACGGAGATCTGACTTCAGTAGAAGAGTCGCCTCCAACGCTGGAAGAGGTTACGGACTATGCCCCCGTAACTTTGATGGTTGCGTATGGCGACTTTACGTCTGTCCCGCAGGCGTCGGATGCGCCGTATCTCGGAACCATCACTTCATTCGCGCCAGTCGGCACAATCGACGCCAGCTATCACCCACCAACTGAAGGACAGCTGTGGCCTCGAGGAGATCTCGACGCCATCTAGTTCAAAATAGGAGTCAGCTATGCGTATCACGTTCAGCAGCAGCGGCGACTTCCGCAGAACCAAAAAGTCACTCATGAAGATGTCCTCAGGGGAAATCTTCCGGGCACTTGACAAGTATGGTAAGCAGGGGGTTACTGCGCTAGCGAGCGCGACACCGGCCGACTCCGGATTGGCTGCGGCGTCTTGGGGCTATGAAGTACAACGCTCCAAGACGTCGTGGTCAATCCACTGGACCAACAATGACGTCGAGAATGGATTCCTTGTCGTGATCGGCCTACAGTATGGCCACGGCACAGGCACCGGCGGTTGGGTCCAGGGAAGAGACTTTATTAACCCGGCTATCCAGCCGGTATTCGATCGTATCGCAGACGACGTATGGAAGGCGGTGAAATCTGCATGAGCACAAGCATTGACGAGCGCGTCGTCTCCATGAAGTTCGATAACGCGCAGTTCTCCAAGGCCTCATCGGATACCATCAAGCAGCTTGGTGACCTCGAAAAGGGTCTTAAGCTCGACGGCGCCACGCGGGGTCTGCAGAGCATCGCCGATGCAGCCAGCAAGATCTCACTCGAGCGCCTGGCATTGGCCGCTGACACCATCCAAACCCGGTTCTCAGCAATGGGTACTGTGGTCACGGGCATCCTGCTCAGTCTCGGTGGTGCGGTAACCAACTTCGCCATCAACGCTGCGAAGAGCCTGGGTACGAACCTCATCGCCAGCGCCAAGGAAGGTTTCGGCGAGTACGAGACTCAGATCAACGCGGTCCAGACCATTCTGTCGAACACGGCCTCCAAGGGCACGACGATCGACCAGGTCAACGCAGCGCTTCTGACGCTCAACAAGTACGCTGACGACACGATCTACAACTTCTCCGAGATGGCGAAGAACATCGGTACCTTCACGGCAGCCGGTGTCGACCTCGATACGTCGACCGCAGCCATCAAGGGTATCGCAAACCTCGCTGCCATGTCGGGTTCCAACTCGCAGCAGGCGTCGACCGCGATGTACCAGTTGTCACAGGCACTTTCCGCTGGAAAGGTCTCCCTGATGGACTGGAACTCGGTGGTCAACGCCGGCATGGGTGGTCAGGTCTTCCAGGACGCCCTCAAGGAGACCGCGCGCAACCACGGTATCGCCGTCGATGACATCATTGCGAAGAACGGCTCGTTCCGTGACTCGCTCCAGGATGGATGGATCACCTCCGCGGTGCTTACCGACACCCTGGCCAAGTTCACTGGTGACCTCACCAAGGAACAGATCATCAGCATGGGCTATACCGAGCAGCAAGCCGACGAAATTATCAAGCTGGGTACCAATGCCAGCGACGCTGCAACGAAGATCAAGACGTTCTCTCAGCTTATGGGCTCGCTCAAGGAGTCGGTCAGTTCTGGGTGGGCACAGTCTTGGCAGATCATTCTCGGTGACTTCGAAGAGGCCAAGGTGCTCTTCACCGAGGTCAGCGACCGTGTAGGCGCCATCATCTCGGCATCGACCGACGCACGTAACGCTCAGCTGCAGATCTGGAAGGATCTCGGCGGTCGTACAGCGATGATCGATGCGATTCGAAACGCGTTTGACGCTGTTATGCAGATCGTCACCCCGATCGGACAGGCATTCCGAGACGTCTTCCCGCCCTCGTGGGGTACCACGCTGGCTAAGATCTCGTTCGCACTGCGGGACTTCACCGCTGGACTGAAGATCGGAGAGCAGGGGTCAAAGAACCTCTACAACACCTTCAAGTTCCTCTTCACCGGACTCAAGTTCTTCACGGATCTTGCCGGCGGGGCACTGCGGATATTCTTCGACAACATCAAGGTCGGTTTCCAGTTCATTCAGGGGATCGTCGGTCTCGCCACTCCGTTCATCACCTTTCTCGCCAACCTCATGGGCGGCGTTAAAGGCGTAGACCTGAGCATCTCGGGTATGGTGGATGGTTTCATCGCTATGCGTAAGGAGATCGTCGGACCTGTCCTCGAGGCACTTTCGCTCGCGGGCACGGCTCTCAACGAGCTTCTGAACGGCGATCCGTCAAAGTTCAGCGACATGTGGTCCAACGCGATGAAGCCGCTGGTGAAACTCGGCGAAGATCTGAAGGAGAAGTACGCCAACGTCATCGACTTCCTCGAGACCAGGTTCAGTCCGGTAGGCGATCGTATCGCCAAGAACTGGAGTGGTGTTCTAGCGGTCGTTCAGGCAGTGATGGGCTTCTTCAAGAAGGTCGGTCAGGTTATCGGACAGCTGTTCTCGGAGCTCGGTGGTGGTTTCGCAGAGCTCTTCGAGGGCGCGGACTTCGACACGGTTCTCGCGGCTCTGAACACAGGTCTGCTTGTGGGTGTGGTCTTGGCTGTGCGCAACGCATTCAAGTCCATCACGAGCATCTTCGACGCAGCAGGAAGCATTGGGGACGGTATCTCCGGTGCGCTCGAGGGTCTCACTGGCGTGCTCAAGGGCATGGCGATGGACCTGAAGGCGGAGGCTCTCCTCAAGATCGCGGGCGCCATCGGCATTCTCGCGCTGAGCCTTCTCGTTCTGTCGATGATCGACCCCGGTCAGATGCAGCAGGCGGCAATCACTCTCGGAATCATCGCTGGTGCGATCCTCGGCATCCTCGTGGTGGTCGAGCGCATCATGTCGAAGAGTAACGAGATGAGCAGCTGGTCGGACACGCTCAAGGGCAGCTTCACCAGCATCGGCGACTCCATCAAGAACAACCTCAACGCGTCTGCGCTCATCAAGGCAGCTATCGCATTGGGTATCATGGCCGGTGCAATCATCCTCATGGCTGTGGCTATGGGTATGATCGGCTCGATGGCACCCGAGACCATCATCAAGGGGCTTATCGGCATTACGGTGGCGATGGGTCTTCTGGTCGGTGCGGCAAAGATCATGGAGAAGTTCGAGGGCGCCATCCTCAAGTCGGCGTTTGCAATGGTCGTAATGGCCGGCGCGATCACGGCTCTGGCTGGCGCAGTAGCCATATTCGGTAACATGCCGATCGATGTCCTGATCCAGGGTGGAATCGCTGTAGCAATCACGCTCGCCGCGCTAGTCGGGGCAGCTGTGTTGATCAGCAAGTTCGCTTCGCAGATGGTGATGTCGGCAGTCGGCCTGATGGCTATGGCTGCGGCGCTCAACATGCTCGTGCTTCCGCTCACCGCTCTGGGTCTGCTCCCGATGCCGTTCCTCATCCAAGGTATCGCGGCTATCGGCATTGTGTTGGCGATCCTCGTGATTGCTGCACAGGCCCTATCCGCGCTGGGACCCAAGATGGCTATCGCTGCAGTCGGCCTGATGGCTATGGCTGCGGCTGTGGGTCAGCTGGTCATCCCGATCACCGCTCTGGGCTCGCTCGACATGGCTACGCTCATCCAAGGGCTTATTGCTGTGGCTGCGGTTCTCGCAATCCTAGTCGTTGCTGCAAATGCGATGACCGGGGCAATCACCGGTGCCGGTGCCATGATCGTTGTGGCCGGTGCTCTGCTTATTCTGTCCGGTGCAATTCTGATTCTGGGTTCGATGCCTCTGGGCAACCTTATCCAGGGTCTGGTTGGTATGGCCGCTGCGTTTGCGATCATTGGTTTGGCAGCACTCCTGCTGACGCCTGTGATGCCGCAGATGCTGATGCTCGCTGCCGCAATTGCTCTGGTGGGTGTGGGACTCGTGCTGATGTCTGGTGCGGTGCTCATATTCTCGTTGGCTATCATGATGCTTGGCCCGGCGCTCATGTCGGTATCGGGTGGACTGCTGGTCTTCGCGGATACGGCTACGAAGGTGGTTGCTGCGGTTCCGGCGATGCTGGCTCTCGGTGTTGGCTTGATCGCCTTCGGTGCTGGTGCGCTGGTTGCTGGTGCGGGAATTCTGGTTCTTGGCATCGGACTCATCGCTCTGGGCGCTGGTTTGGCTCTTGTTGGCGCGGTTGGACTCATTGGTGCTGTGGCTCTGGCTGCGGTCATCAAGTCCATGTCCAAGCTGACGGAGCACATCCCTGCGATGCTGATGCTCACCCCGACCTTCCTGGCTCTCGGTGCTTCGGTGCTGGTGCTAGGTGCGGGTCTGGCCGTGCTCGGTGCTGGTGCGCTCCTTACGGGGCTCGCCCTCATGATGCTCGTTCCGCTCGGCGGTCTGGTGACTGTGGCGTTCGCCATGATCATGAAGGCCATCGATAAGGCAAATGCCAAGGCCGGAGAGACGCAAGAGCTCGGCACCACCATGGGTAAGCTGGGGACCAACATCCAGAAGGTTGGTACGAGTGGATCTGCCGCAGCCTCTGGGCTCAACGCTACATCCTCCTCGTTCACCGCTCTGAACACCACGGCCACGACCGCTGCCACGGGGGTTAAGACCCTCTCAACAGCTGTCACGGCTATGGTACCGCCCGTTGTGATGTCTACGTCGGTCGTTTCGACGTCCTTCAAGACGATGTCCACGGCGGTTCTTCAGAGCACCAACCAGATGGTAACCGGTTTCTCGGCCTACGTTCCGATCATGGCTGCTTCGTCCACTGCGATGGGGCGTGCTGCTGGTCAGAACTTGGTCCGTGAGGTTCAGAACCAGGTCGGTCCGGCCGGTAGCGCTGGCTATCAGATCGGTACAGCTGTTACGCAAGGAATGCGCAATGGTATTCAAAATGGGAGTTATCTGGTTTCGGCCGCTGCTCGCTCCGTAGCTCTGCAGGCGCTTGCGTCTTCTAAGGCTGCGCTTGGCGTGCATTCTCCCTCACGTGAATACTTCAAGGTGGGTGACTTCATGGACCAGGGTCTGGCTGACGGTCAGATCAGGAACGTGAAGACGGTTACCAACGCGTCGAAGTATGTCGCTGAGGCTTCCATCAAACAGATGAAGAAGTCCCTCTCGAACGTCGCGAATGCGATTACGGGAGACATGGAGGTTGCGCCGACCATCCGGCCGGTACTCGACCTCTCAGGAGTCAAGCAGGGAGCTAGCACTCTCGGCTCGATGTTCGGTGCGCCCAAGCTGCGCCTGGACAACAACTTCGCGCTCGCGCAGTCCGCGCAGGCAACAATCGAACCCGACGATGATGACGATGATGAGCCGATGGAACTCCAGGAGCGCATCACTCAGGTGACATTCATCCAGAACAATACGTCCCCCAAGGCGCTCTCGGCGTCCGAGCTCAACCGCTCGACTCGCAACCAGATCGCCCGTGCTAAGGAGGAGTTGGCTAAGAAACCATGATCGAAAAGATTGAGATCCGTACGGTCTACGGAACGAAGCTGACCCTCACGATGTACCAGCCTACCAATGGTCTCCTCATCAAGAAGGTGACGGGTCTCGACCCAACAAAGTCGAACATCGTCACAACCTCGTTCCCCCGGCTGGCTGGCACAAAACGTCAGTCCAGTCGGCGGGAGTCGAGGGACCTTGGAATTAAGCTGGGCTTCGCACCTAACTACAGCAGCCGAACAGTGGACTCGCTCCGCAATCAGCTGTATGGGTTCTTTATGACCGGGATGCAGGTGGAGGTTCGCTTCTACATGCGTAACGGTCTCGTGGTGAATGTCGATGGGGAGGTCGAGACGTTCGATTCCCCCCGCGATGTTCAAGAACCCGAAGCCACAATCGGCATTTACTGCTTCGACCCGGACTTCCGGTACATCGAATCGCAATACCTCATCGGCACTACCACGGTGGACACGACAACTACGAACTTCATCGAGCCGCTGTACTCAGGCACGGTGGACACGGGGTTCAAGTTCCTCATGTCGCTGACTCGGGATCACAACAGTGGTCTTCAGCTTCGAGTTCGGGGTAACGATGGGATAGTACAGACGATGGACTTTGACGCGCCTCTCCTCAACGGAGACGTTCTTGAGATCAGCACGATCTCGGGGGCAAAGGGCGCATGGGTCAATCGAGGATCGAGTCGTTTCTCGGTTCTGTACGGCATCTCGCCGTATGCTTACTATCCCGTCCTCCTCCCGGGCCTAAATCGCATTCGAGTTGTCGCGGCGGGGAGCGCGCAGTCGTACATCATCGAGTACGCATCTAAGTACGGAGGGATCTGATGGATATTTACGTTCTTGACGATCTCCGTCGTCGCGAGCACATCGTTGACCGGTTCGAGTCGTTCGTTTGGAACGAGCGCCTCACCGAGATGGGTGAGTTCGAAGTGGTTATCCAGCCCACGGACCTCAACCGGTCCATATTTGTAGAGGGCAAATGGGTCATCCAGAATGGCTCTCTGCGAGTGATGGTGGTGGAGACCCTCGAGGATTCGGAAGACTCTGAGGGCCGGCAGATGCTTAAGGTGTCGGGCCGGTCCTTGGAGGCTGTCCTCGAAGACCGCGTGATGTCGGCGGGGCCTGTGCATCTCAATGGAAACGACCGTTGGGAACTCACAGGCCTCCCGGCAGCGATTGCCAGGCTCGTATTCAAGACCATCTGCATCGACGGAAAGCTTGACGCGGGGGACAAAATCCCCGATATCAGCACCTCGATGTCGCTGCTGCCGACTCAGACCAACGCTGAACCCGCCACGAACATCACGATCGAGGAGGATATTCAGTCGGTCTACGAGTTCCTCACGAAGTTCTGTGCGCAGTATGGTCTTGGGTTTGCGTTCCTTCTGAACCCGGAGACTCATAATCTCCACTTCAACATCTTCAGTGGCAGTAACCGTACTGCTGCTCAGGTCGATCGGACTCCCGTGGTGTTCAGCCCGGAGCTCGAGAACCTGTCCAATGTGTCCGAATTCACCTCGTCGGCGAACTTCAAGAACGTGGCAGTGGTCACTTCCGATTTCGGCATGGTTACCGTCTACGGCGACACGACGGCCCACGAGGCTGCTGGATTCGAACGCCGGGTACTCCTCGTCAAAGCCAATATCAAGGAGGACGACGAGAACAAAGAGCAACTCATGACCAAGATCGGAAATGAGGAGCTCGCCAAGCATCGCCGGATGATGGCTCTGGACGGATCGATCCCGGAAACGGGCTACATCTATCAGGTCGACTACTGGCTTGGAGACATCGTCGAGATGCGCAGACGTGGTTCTAGCAACAACATGCGGGTTATCGAGCAGATCTTCAGTGATGACGCTGAGGGTGAGAAGTCCTACCCGACACTCGCTCTCGAGTCGTACATCGCGCCATATTCTTGGTATGCGTACCCGCCGAACGACGACTGGTACGACGTCGATCCCGATATCACCTGGTACAACCTCCCGCCGAACGGCACTGCCGTCGTCGAGGGACCGCCGGATGAAACGGAGGAACCGCCCACCGACAAGGATCCTGCGCTGTACACAGCAGGAGTGGGGGTCAAGATCACCATCCCGACGCACCTCTCGGAAGCGGGAGAAGGCGGCGAAACCGCTCATCCGTCGCTCGTGGACTTCGGTGCTGGCAACGAGTGGAACGGTTATCGCTACTGGATGGCGCACACGCCCTATCCGAATGCCTCCGACACCCACTCGGATCCCAACATCGTCGCCAGTCACGACGGCTTCCTATGGGAGGTCCCGGTTGGCCTTACGAACCCGATCGACGATGCGCCTGGCGTTACGTCGTACAACTCGGGTGTGGATATGGTGTACGCGGGAAGCACGATGTATCTGTTCTGGCGTCGCTACACCGTGGCAGACGTTCAGCCCGAGGTTATCTATATGTCGACGTCTTCGGACGGCGTCACGTGGAGCACCAAGCAGATCATCTGGCAAACCGACAGTTCAAAGCGTTTCGCCTCGCCGACCTTCATCTACGAAGACGGTGCCTGGACGATGTACGCCATCGACACGGCCGGTTCGCCGAATAAGATCATGCGCACCCGCAGTGGTGGGCCTATCCCCACACCAATGACGTGGGACACCCCCGTTGAGATTCCACTTGAGCTCCCGGTTGGCCGCGATGCGTGGCGTATCCAGGTGCGTAAGATCGGCGCTAAGTACGTCGGTATTCTCAATGATACGGTGGTCGATGTAGCTGGTTCGCAGGGTGATATGTACATGATGTCATCTGACGACGGCGTCGAATTCACGAGAGGTACTACGGTAGCAATTCCGCGTGTTGGCACTTCTGGCGGATACGCGCACACGGCTCTTGCTCGTGCGACGATTGTCCCCGGTGCAGCTAACCAGCTGGATTGTTACTACTCTGGTTATGTTCTCGACGGCGAAGCTACCGTTTGGACCATCTTCCGGACGACACTTCTCTAATACTCGCTGGGGGGCCTCCAAGATACGGGGGTCCCCTGGCTGAGTCCACATTCTTTGAAAGGAGACAGTCATGGCTGAACCTGATTACAGCAATGCTGGTGTTGCTGCCGCTGCTGCGGGCATGCCAGTGATCGACCCGACGCAGCACAAGGTCAAGTACGGTGGTGACGAGATCAACGTCACTCGAGATCTCATCGCGAAGCGTTCTCAGTACGGTACGACCGTTCCGGGCACGTCGGGACGAACCAACGGCGAGATCTTCTTCAAGATCTAGAAGGAGGTGTAAATGGTCGACTACACTAAAGGTACCGGTAATGGCGGTACCATGCTCATTCGAGATCTGGGCCTTCAAGTTCAGTTCCATCTGCAGGCGGGTTTGTCGGCCACTTTCGTCGGTTCTCCGGGGTTCCGATGGGACCGATACATTGGTGGATGGGTCGGTGGTACCAACTGGGCCGGTCGAGTTGCTAACTACTCTAACCGAGAGTGGCGCCACGTTGCTTCATACGACATCGGGACCACACAAGACATCGCCTTCAAGATCGACTACACTGGCACGGAAGGTTTCGGCGGCCCGACAGAGTTCTGGCAGCGTATTAACCGTGCGACGGTCCCTGGTGCCCCCACCGGTCTAGTGCTATCCCTAGCAACGGCCACTCGACTCGGAATCTCGTACAGCCGAGGGGGCAACGGTGGTTCGGCCATCCTGCAGGACCGGGCTACGTGGTATGAAATCAACGGTTCATCCAACCCGATCATCTGGACCGACGACAACTGCGTTGGCTATACAGACCCGCAAGACGGGGTAGCGGGTCCGGTTCTAAAGCCATACACGGAGTACCATGTCTACATTCAATCACGGAATGCCGTTGGCTGGGGTGCAGCGGCAGGTATTTCGGTTCGTACTCTGGCTGGAGCCAGGGTTTTCACTGGCGGTGCTTGGAAGACCGCTGTCCCCTATGTCTTCAACGCTGGCGCGTGGAGGATGGGACGACCGTACGTGTTCAGTGGCGGCGTTTGGCAGCCGGCCAACTAAACCTTCAAAATAGGAGTAAACTGTTATGACTGAAAGCAAAGAACTGCTGCGCAAGGACCTCGCAGAGGTCAAGACCCCGTTCATCAGCGATTCCACCTACGAGTTCCTTCGCAACAACGTCGAGATCGTCCTCCCGGCGATCGGCGTGGCGTACGCGGGACTCGCGATCCTGTGGGGCTGGCCCTTCAGTGAGCAGATCGTGGGGACGCTCGGCATCATCGGTATCCTCTTCGGTACCGTCATCAAGGTCAACAAGAAGCGGGCGACGAATGTTCAGACGGTGGTCGCGCAACTGGATGCCATCGAGAAGGCTGAGGCGGATGCTGATCGCTATGCTGGCAATCTCATCCTGGGTACCGGCGACGAGCAGGAGGGGCTTCTCACCGTGGCGCTCGACAAGGAGCTCAGCGAGATCGCTAACCAGAGCGAGGTCCTACTGCGAGTGAAGAACATCGGTCTGTCCGGGATCTAACTTCGCGGGTTTCACATACGGTATAATGAGATAACTCTTGAAAGGAGAACGTATGCTGAAGCTTGTTAAGCCCACCGAGCACACGACACACCAAGATGTGAAGAACGACCTGCTGGAAGTTCTCCATGCCCTCGACCCCAGTGACGCCGAATACGACGCTCGCCTGGACCAGTACAAGAAGCTGTGCGAAATCGAAGCAATCAATGCTAAGGAACGCACCGGCATCAAAGCCTGGATCCCCGCGATCGGAAACGTAGCCGGCATCCTGACCATGGGCATCCTGGAGATCAAAGGCCCTGCGATCTTCACGTCGAAAGCTGTGACGTTGTTCGGCGGGAAACTGCTGAAGTAACCAACCACTCACGACAACTCAACGCGAACCGCGTGTAGGAGAATACCAACTCTTACACGCGGTTCGTGCTTGTGTTTTGTTTTTCCAAAAATTGCCCGGGGGGTATTTCTCCAAAAACCAATCGCAGGTTCTACGGGTCCTATAATGAAACCGAAGAAACCGGTACCAGAACCGCGCAAGCAGGAATGGTATCGGCATGATGGACCATCCATCAAGCTGGTTTCACAACCCCTATTTTTTTTCGCAGAAATCACAAGGGGTATAATGACCACCCTACTAAAGGAGAACGAAATGAACATCACCGAACGTTACATCTTCTGGACCGGTACTGCACTCGCAGCAACGCTCTGGATCTGGAACGCCTACACCATCATCTCTGCCATCGTGAAGTAAAGGCAAGCGATCGGCTCTACGGAGCCTTTCGTTTTCGCAGGATTTACAGGGGGTATAATGACCACCTACGAAAGGAAAAACCATGTCTGTTTTCGCCCTCGACCTCGTCGCCCGCAAGTCCCTGAAGGACGGCGCGCAGAAGCTCCGCAACCACGTTGCAGCCAAGCGCGACGCCATCAAGACCGAGCGGGAGGCGCTCAAGGCAGAACTGAACGACAAGGCTCCCCAGGAGTAACAAGGTGAGCCTCTACGGAGGCTTATCTTTTGGCCATGTATTCGCGAGTTTTACAGGGGTTATAATGACCACCCTCTATTAAGGAGAACACTAAAATGAACGAACTCATGGACAGCAACGAAGCCGCCGAGTGCGACGCGAACATCACCGTCTACTACACCGAACCCGCGACTGTCCCGCAGCAGATCGTCAGTGCCGTCATCGCCACCCTGGCCCCACTCGCAGTGGGACTCGGAACGATGGGCCTGATCGTCGTTGCGGGCGCAGTCACCGACAAGGTGAAGACCCACCGCGCGAACCGCAAGGCAGCCAAGGAAGCCAACACGATCGTCATCAAGGAAACCACCCCCACCGAGTGACATCAAAAATAGGAACCCCTAACACGGGTTCTTATTTTCGCATGGGCTATCGTTTTGGTGTCGCGCAGTTTACATGGGCTTTAATGAGATCAACCACCCTACTAAAGGAGAAATCATGCCTCTGTTCAAGAAGCCGATCGACCTCAACCACACCGTCAACGTCAACGTCGAACTCCCCGATTTGGAGGAGGCCGCGAAGCCCGTGCTCGATCGTGTATCCGAAATGATTCGGACCACCTTCATCACGCTGGCCATCGCGATCCCCACCGTCATCGTGTTCGCCGTCGTCGCCAATGTGGCTGGAGAAGTCGCTGCTGACAAGCTCATCAACCCCAACGAGTGACCAACTCAAATAGGAACCCCTAACACGGGTTCTTATTTTGTCGCGACTTTCACAGGGGGTATAATGACCACCCCACTTACGAAAGGAACATTCATGTTCGGAGGAAAGTATGGATTCTGGAGTTTCATTGGAGACTGCCTTCTCACGGCACTCACCAGCGGACTCTGGCTCATCGGAATCTTCGTACGCGAAATGCGACGCAAGTAACAACTAGTCAAGTGGGAACCTCTAACACGGGTTTCCATTTTTGAAAGGAGAATCATGAAAGTGCCATGCCCCACCTGTGGTGCTGTTGGCGACCAGCCGTGTCGTCGTGGACGCAAGCCCCGGGACATCGCAGTGATCGGTCGACCCGTATCTGGCTTCTACGACGAAGCCGCTATCTGGCGCCGCAACATCCCGTTCCCACAAGGACACGACTCGAGAAGGACCGCCAACGCAAGTGCCCAATAAGCAAACAGGCCCATTGGAGACACCTCCAGCCTATGTACTCAACATCTTCGAGCTTAAGAGGCGAGGCTTAACTGGTGGACAGATAGCCATCAAGACTGGTTACAGCCCCTCGAAGGTACACACCGCAATTCGCTACTGGCGAGACCGAATAAAGGAGAACTGATGCTCAACAAGAAGATAGTCGAGAACCTGGTCAAGGTCGTTCGTAAGGCCTACAGTGACTACCCGAAGAACGACAGTACGGTCGACACGATGATCGAGCAAGGCATTCGTTCGGCCTATATTCGTGGGGTGCAGGCCAGCGACCGCGACGTCGAGGCCTTCACACTCGAGGACCGGATCGAGAGTCTCGCGGCAGATCGCCGACACGTAAGCATTCGCTGGACCAACATCGTCAACCAAGCAGCTGACGGTGATCCCATGGCCAAGGCTCTTGTCGCGGCGGTCCAGGTATACAGCCTTGAGCGGTACGGAAGCTGACCTCGCGAGTTTTACATACCCTATATTAGAAGAGATCTAGAGATAGATGTCCATCCCGCATCTCGCGGAGTGGCAGCCCCACTGGACGCAACGTAGCACCGCTACTTGCCCTTCTAATTTTGTTTTCTTGAAAGGAGAACACGATGAAGAACAAGATGATCCGAGCAGCAAAGAAGGCTGCCTACTACTTCGGATTCCCGCCCAAGCAGGGTTCCCCGCTTTTCTCGGAGCGCCGGAACTATCGCTACCAGATGACGATGGCGTGGGCGTACTGATGGCTACGAAGTTCGAGGTCGCCATCGAAGAGCTCCGCACGCTGGTCAAGGACAACGATGATCACGTCGTTCTCGACTTCACGGATCTCTCCGGACCGGAACTCGTCACCAAGAAGGCGGCGGTTCGCCACTTGGTCGAGAACGAGGGTTATGTGCTCTTCTACCATAAGCTGGTGCAGAAAGACACGGGGAAAGAGATCACCCTCAAGTCTCTCAACGTATCCGGCTCGACGTTTGTCGACACGAACAACATCTTGAAGGAGAGGCTGTCGTGAAGACACTCGTCTGGTGGCTCGGAACCTTCGTGGTCCTCGGGGTTCTTATTTTCGGTGCCGGATGGCTTGAGGCCAACGTCAACGTCAATACCTTCGGGTGGATTATTGTGGGGGCGATGTTCGTCATCCTCTTCCTGATCCTCCTGACCAACGCATACCTCCGCAAGTACAAGGAAGAAGAAGATGACATTCGCTAGCATCACGTCCACTCTGAGCCAGAAGATCGTTCAGAACTCGTCGGCTATCCTTACGGCCGCTGGGGTGGCTGGGGTGGTCTTCACCGGGATCCTGTCGGCCAGGGCTGCAATCCGAGCCCACGACGACATCCTCGCCGAGGAGGAGCGGCGGTACGTCAACGATCCGAACGACCCGGGCACTCCGCTCACTGCCAAAGAGAAGGTCCAGCTGACTTGGCTGCATTTCGTACCACCCCTGTCTGCCGGCTTGGTCACTATCGGCTGTGTCATCTCTGCACAATCGATCAACACAAAGCAGAAGGCGGCTCTACTGAGCCTCTACACCCTCTCCGACAGGGCTTTGACGGAGTGGCGGGACAAGACTCGGGAGCTTCAGGGTGACTCGAAGTACGCCAAGATCGAAGAGGAGATCATCCGCGATCGTGTTGCAAACCGCGACCCGATGGATGACCGCAATCTCCTCTCGGACTCCCGGCGTCTCGACGAGAAGATGGTCGAGTGCCTCGATGTCTGGACAGACCGATATTTCTGGGGCAACCAGAACATTGTCGACGCCGCCGTCAACGCGATCAACGCCGAGATCAACAACAACAACTACGCCTCCCTGAACATGTTCTACGACATGATCGGGCTGGGGAATGTGCCGATGGGTGACGACTTCGGTTGGAACCTCGACCACAAGCTCGACGTGTCCTACTTCTACACGTCAGCGAGGGATGCGAGTCCCGTCATGGGGGTTACGTTTCAGAAGCCTCCGAAACAGGATTACTACTCCTTTCGCTGATTATCCGATCGCGCTGATACCCATATATTGCTCGGCATGTGGGTTGGAGATCGAACCTTACGAGCAACTCATCCCCAAACGCTATAAGGACGCCGTGTTCGTGTACCACGGATATCCTTATGCGTGCTATCCATTCGAGAAGGACAAGAACACATGATCCCAGTTCCGGGGTGGTCATACCTCCGTGCAGTACGAGAGCGTCGTGAGAAGGATCTCGCGGCCCGACAGGAGGTTCGACACAAGAAGGCCGTGGCTAAGCGGCGCAAGGCCAAGCGCGGTGGAAAGCGCTGATGGGCGTCACCTACGACCGCGATTCCGGCGAGAAGTACATGGAGTGCGACGACAAGACCTGCCAGAGAGAAATCCGAGGCAATAACGTCGCGCTACACGCCGGGAACGTCTACCACGCTGAATGTGCACCAGGTGGCTGATGCGTTATTCGATACCTGGGAGGGCGATGATTCCACTTTCGAGGGGGATCTGACTCGGGTACTCAAGAAGCACGGCATTGAGGTCGAGGGGCTCTCGGACGAACAGCTGACGGTCTTCGTCACTGCGACTCTGGGAGCCCTCACCCAAGCCAAAGGCAACTCATCCGAGTTCGTCACGTCCATGTTCATGCTGTATAAGGAGACTGAGATTGGCCTACGACGTCGAGCAGCTTCTCAGAGAGCAGCGAGAGTTCCAGCAAGAGTTGGTGAATAAGGAAGAGGCATTCCTTCGAGAAGAGTGGGAAAAGACGGGGCTATCCCTTGCGGATTGGCTTCGTTTCGCCGTGTACGAAAAGGGTGACGTGATTCACCAATTCGACGAGGCGACCAACTCATATTCCGCCCATCACATGTCCAGGGTCCGCCTCAAGACCCCGGAAGAACTCGAGGAATACGACCGCATGCTTGTAAATCGTAGTCCCGAGGAGATCGCACGGCACAACCAGCAAATCGCGGCCATCGAGGACTCGCGAGAAATACAGGGCCTATAATGACCCACTGTCACCACTTGAAAGGAACTATCATGACCGCTCAGGACACCCCCGTCGAGGACACCACCACGACCGAGGAGACCCCCAAGAGCACGAAGAAGTTCTCGCTCGGCCCCGTCGCCAAGAAGGTGCTCGTCTGGGGCGGAGCAGCGCTCGGTATCATCACCGTCGTTGCCATCGCCGCAGCCGCACGCCAGAACGACGACGAGGACCGCGAGATCTACGTGCTCACGGAGCTCCCGGACGCCACCCTCGACGAGACCCCCGCAGTCACCGACTGACCCAAGTCGCAGTGAAGCGAAGTCAATGCTAACCACATTGGCTTCTGCTTTTTCTAAGGAGAAAAGATGCCCGAAAACTTCCAGAAGAAGGCTCTTGAAGCAGCGGCTATGGTCGCCAACCGAGAGCTTTCCACGATCGAAGTAGACCCGCCGTTCGGTTTCGAGGGAACCGTGTCGGCTGAGGACTTCTACGTCGTCTGGTTCTGCAAGACCCTTCAGAACTGGAAGGCGCTGGTCAGCACTGACGTAGTGTCTGGTTTCTACTTCGAGGTGACCTACAACGGTGACCGCGCAGAGACCTACGTCGATATTTACCAGAAGAACGCCAACCACCTGCTGTTCAACAGCGAATTCACGACCGCCCACCACCTCGCATCCGAGTAAGGAACACACAACACAATGATCAAGAAGACCATCACGTTCAAGAAGGTCGTCTTCGACGGCAACGGCGACGCAACCACCGTCACCCGCACCGAGGACTTCTACTTCAACCTCAACCAGGCGGAAGCGCTGGAGATCAACCTCATGGAGGACCTCGAGCGCCTCGCTGAGTCGACCAACCCGCGGGCGATCATCCCCGTCTTCAAGCGCATCATCCACTACGCGTACGGTGTGCGTCTTCCCTCGGGCAAGTTCACCAAGGAGCCGGAGGAGACCACGGACTTCCTCGCGTCGGACGCCTACTCCGAGCTCTTCCTCGAGCTTCTCGGTGAGGGCGAGCAGGGTGTCGCGGACTTCATCAACAAGGTCATCGACTTCAAGGTGGACAAGCTCAAGGAGACGACCGACAACCTGCCGGCAGAAGCACCGTCGAACGTGCGTCAGCCCCAGGACTACCAGAAGTCGGCTCGTGAGATCGCGGCAGCTGCGAAGCAGGAGGTTCCCCAGCCTCTGCACGCTGACGTCGCACTCCCCGCCGGTACCCAGGTCGAGAAAGGACAGGTGATCGCCGTGGTCGGCGCAGATCCCCTCGCCCCTACGCTCCAGAGCGACCCCGATTGGGCGGCGTTCCAGGAGTTCAAGGCGCGACAGAACGCAGTCGATGCTCAGAAGCTTCCCGAGCAGGAGGTCTTCACGGGCGTCACCATCAACGAGGAGACCGCTCCTCAGATCATCGAGCGTGACGACGAGGCGACCATCGCTTCGCCGGCGTTCGAGTCCCGACGCGACCTTCGCCAGGGATGACAGACGGCCGGGTCGGTAGTGGATGGGGATGCATTACCGGCCCGGTCTCGCAGTAAACACACGTGGTATAACAGAAGGCCTCACCGAGGCTTTCATATTTCTCTTGAAAGGAGAATGCAATGGGTAAGAAGATCGAGATCACCAAGGCCGTCGCCGGATTCGTTTCGGGCATCGGTGCTGGCATGATCGTGGGGAACATCGTCGTCGCGACCACTCCCTACAACACCAAGCTCATCCAGAGGGTCTTCATCCGCACCGCGGGTGTTTTCCTTTCGGGGGCCGTCGGGCAGTTCACCTCGGACTACTCGGAGAAGGCCATCGATGAGATCTTCACGAGCAGCAAGCAGCTGAAGGAAGAGATCGAGCGCATCGAGGCCGAAGCAGAGGCCGAGGACAAGGGCACGCCTGAGAAGGAGCCCACCGAGGAGCCCGCGGAGTCCAATGGCTGACACCGCAACCGACAACACCTTCGAGATCATCCGTCTGAAGCAGCTGAAGGCCATGGCCAAGCAGTTGGGCTTCTGGGATGATGTCGCACACCACACAGCAGAGCTCAAGAAGCTCGGAGTAGAGGAGTAATGCCCGAAGAAAACCCCGTCGAGAAGCGGTACCCCAGCAACAGCCACGCTCAGAAGGACGCGGCTCGTCGACAGCCTCCCGCGGAAACCGAGCGGCCTCGAGTCAAGAAGGTGATCAAGGGTGAGGCGTCCACACGGGTGCCTCTCGGTCGTCGTATCGCGCAGTCCTTCAAGGGCGACGATGCGCAGACGGTTGGCGAGTACGTCCTGTTCGACGTGATTCTGCCGACAGTCAAGGACCTCATCGTCGATGCCGGCAAGGAGATCATCGAGCGCGCGATCTTCGGCACCAGCAGTGGTCCGTCGAAGGGTGCGCGACGCAACAGTGGCGGGTCCTCGTTCTCCGGAGTCAACAACCGGACGAACTACAGGAACCGCTACTCGGGGCGGAACTTCGATGACGACCGTGATGACCGTCGAACGGTTCGCGATCGGGCTCGGAGCAGTCGTGGGTATGAGGACGTCATCCTCGAGACCCGTGGCGATGCCGAGGAAGCTCTCGACGCTCTGCGGGAACACATCGCTGAGTACGGTGACGTGACCGTTGCCGATCTGTACGACATGGTAGGAGCGGACGTCGACGGCCGTGACTACGTGGGTCGTAGCTGGGGCTGGAACGATCTGCGCGACGCTGAGGTGAAGCGCCTTCGTTCCGACCAGTACCTGCTGGATCTTCCGCCCACCATTCGACTCGACTAGGAGAAATCATGGGGAAGAAGCTGTACGCGGGGTTGTCTCAGGAGCTTCGGGACAACCCCAGTGGTTCACGGGAGTTGAAAGACTCCGATATCGATGCAATGTCGAGCGACGGATTCACGGAACTGCAGACGATCCTCAACAAGGTCATCAGCGAGAACCCGGACCGTGTGTTCGAGATCAAGCACGACGACCGCCGCAAGTCCACTTATTTCGTCTGGAGGAAGCTGGAAGGATGACCGACGACAACGCACAACTGATGCTCAAGCCGGATAACATCGGCGAGGTGCTGACCGTTCAGATCTTCGATAAGAAGGGCGACGGCACGATCAAGACCGACACGCTTCTCAAGTATGTCGGAAAGCTGGTGTCGTACCGTTACGTCGCCAAGTCTCGTACGGTCACCATCGCGATCGAGGGCCTGCCCCCTGTCGCTGTGGATCTCGCGGGATACCACCTCGAGATATTTCCGCGTGACATCAAACGAGGAATCAAGGAGCGCTAGTGGCCTGGATCGAGGGTGAGACCCAAGAACAAAGGCGCGAACGGGTCGACAAGATCCTCGAGAAGAACACCAAGCCGATGCAACAATGCGCAGGCTGTCATAAAGACATCAACCCTGATACCCACACAGTAGTAGAGACGATCAAGGGTCCGTTCCACGGATTCCCCATGCGTTGTGTGTATCGCATCAACAAGGAGAACTAAGAAATGACTCTGTTCAACCTGGACGCCGCGAAGCTCGTGGCAGGTCAGAAGTTCGGGAGGGCACTCCTCCTGGGCAAGAAGTACAGTCCGGAGGTGCTCACGGTCGTGGGTGTCGCCGGCGTGATCACGGCTGCGGTGATGATCGCCCGTGCAACGCTCAAGCTCGAGCCCGTCCTCGACAAGCACGAGGAGGAGATCGACGCCGCCAAGGAGCTCAAGAAGCTCGGGGAGTACAGCGAGGAGCAGTACAAGATCGATCTGACGCGCATCTACACCAAGCGCGCCGTCGATGTGTTCAAGCTCTACGTCCCCGGTGGACTGGTGCTCGGCACCTCGCTGGCCTGCCTCGTGGGTGCGTCCTGGACGCTCAAGAAGCGGAACGTGGCTGCTGTCGCGGCGTACAACGTCATCAAGTCGCAGTACGACAACTACCGCCAGAACGTCATCGACGACCAGGGTGCTGACAAGGATCGGGACTACCGTCTCGGTCTGCGTGAGGAGACGGTCATCGACTTCGAGACGGGGGAGGAGCGGGTCATCAAGAAGTCCGACCCGAACCGCTACTCGAAGTACGCGAAGATCTTCGACGAGAGCAACGTGAACTTCAACAAGCACTGGCGTGAGGGCAACCTGACGTTCCTGCTCGGTCAGCAGAAGTTCGCCACGGAGCGCCTCCACTCGAAGGGGTGGCTCGTGCTGAACGACGTCTACGACGCTCTGGGACTCCCGGAGACGCCGGATGGCGCTGTGACCGGGTGGGTTCTCGGTGCGGGTGGAGACGACTATGTCGACTTCGGCATCTTCGACCTGGAGAGCCCCGCGGCACGGGATTTCGTCAACGGCTACGAGCCGCACGTCATCCTCGACTTCAACATCGATGGGTTCATCCAGGACTTCATCGGTATCGGCCAGCGACAGACCTCCTTCGAGGGGATCACCAAGGGTGACAGCTAAGAGCCGCCAGCGCAAGATCGTCCACAAGATCAAGAACACCAAGAGAAAGCAGACAGAAAGTGAACGCTCCATCCCCCAGCCAGGTAGCAGCAAGCGTCAAGCGACTGACGCCGGCTCCGATCACGACTGACGTACCCGTCTCCTCTTCGAAGAAGATGGTCTACGGCAAGCGTCCGGAGCACCTGACGGATCGTCCACTCAAGGACAACGAGGGCCTGAAGGCTCTTCGGGAGACGCTCTCGGAGGGCCCCAAGGGTCGCGTGTCGCCCAACCCGAAGCGCACGAACCGGCGTGCTCAGCGGTCGTGAGAAGGCCGCACAAGTTCACTGAGGAACAGATCGATCGCATCGAATTCCTTGTCTCTGAGGGGGTGACCACATCGTTCATAGCGGATGATCTGGGCACCCCCCGGGAGCGGGTACGAGAATATCTCTTGAATCGTCCGGACGCGCAAGCCAACGCTCGGGCATTCTCAGAGGTATGGCCTTCGATTCGGCCGAACAACGAACTACTCAAATGGCACAACATGTTCGCGCCCAAGGAAATGGCGCGGTCCTAAAAAGGAGAAACAGATGAACCTTATCGATCCGAAGCTGCTTGCAGCATTCGGGGGTGGCGCACTAGTGGGTAGTGTCGTCACCTTCTTCATCACGCGGAGTGTGGTGAGCAAGAACTGGCAGGCAATCGCGGACGAACAGGTGGCTTCCGTCAAGGAGCACTACCGCATCGTCCGTAAGGAAGGCGAACTCGCCGACCCCGAGAACCTGGTCAACATCGACGAAACCGATCTGCAGGCGAACAACGACTACGAGGGTGAGGACTTCGACGAGTTCAACCCGGAGTTCAACAAGCCCGAGCAGGAACGTCAGGCGGAGCTCCGTAAGCTCGCCAAGCGGATCGCCGACCAGGGATACGAGGGAGCA